CGGCTACTGCGTTTTTGATATGACGTTCACCGAATATGGACAGGCCCCCGCGCAGGGCAATCGCAACAGCGCTGCGGGCGTCAATTATTCTGCCACCGAGGGCGCAACCCTCGTGATGACGCAACTCGAATTGATGATCAATCAAGAGATATCGCAGCAACCGAGGCAGCCTGTGTTCAATCCTAATAATCCGCAACCGCAACCGAAGCTTCATTTCACTCCCGGGGGCGGTGCATGATTCCGATCGGCGATGTTCGTGAAGCGGCCGACATTGCCAGTCTCGCTGTCACATTGTTGCTCGGTACTTCGAGCGATCAGCAAGGGCGATCCGGGTCTGACCTTCGGCGCGCCTGCGGCGACGTGCTCGCTAATGGGCAAAGTTACATCGTTCACAATACGATCGGGCCCGCGCTCAACGGCTGTTTTATCCAGGCGCGGCTGACCGGCGCGACGCTCGATGAATTCAACAACATTCGCGCCGAAATTGATGCCGTTGCCACGGTCTCGCAGGTGGCGATCATGATTCAGCAAACTTGCGTCGCGTTCTGCCTGCAGCAAATGGCGCAAGTTCTGGTTACCATCACTTTCACGTCGCGCGAAGATGTTGATCGAGTGCGGGTGCTTTTGGTCGCCGCCTTCGCCGCCGCCGAAGAAACTGCTGCTGACGAGATGGCTTCGGCGATCTATCGTTCGCTGATTAGTCTCGATGCCGCCATCATGTTTTTTCTTTACGATACGGCGCGACCACTGCCGCAGATTCTCGATTTCCAATTCGCCGCGATCAGGCCGACGTTGATCCAATCTTATCGCCTCTATAGTGACGCCTCGCGTGCCGATGAGTTGCGCAACGAGAACAAGGTCGTCCACCCTGCTTTTTCACCGAGAATAGGAAGGGCGCTTTCGTTCTGATGCCATGCCAAACCCAGCCGAAGAAGCCGTACTGATCGTTAAGGATCAAGAATTTTTCGACTGGGAATCGGTGCGCGTGACGCATCGTTGGAAGGAGGGTTGGCCGCTGTTCTCGTTCACCGCGTCGGAGCGCGACAACCTGCCGACCGCTTGGACTGATCTGCAATTTAAGCCGGGTGATCCGTGTACCATCACGCTCGGCGGCGAACTCGCGCTGACCGGGATCATTACCGAACGGCAGACCGCCTACGACGCCAACAATCATACTGTCCAATTGTCGGGCGTTGGCAAGAGTTGGGCGGCCTCGACCTCAAGTCTCTACCACAAGGACTCTAACTTTGACGGCAAGAACTTGACGCAGATCGCCAACGAGGTCTTTGAGCCCTACAACGTCGGCGTCAAAGTGATTGGGACCGTCGATGACACGCCGTTTGATCGAATCTCGGCGCATCCCGGTGAGTTGTGTTGGGATTTCATCGATCGGCTTGCGCGCATGCGCTCGACCTCGCTTGGTTCCGACCATCTCGGCAATATGCTGCTGATTGGTCAGCACGCCTACCCGGTCGTCCAGCAACTGCAAGAGGGTTACAACATCCTCAAGATGCAGTGCGTCATTTCCAATCAGATGCAGAATACGATGCTCGCGGTCGATGCTCAGAAGGCGGTCGAGGATGGCACGCCGCCGAGCGAGAGCAACGAGATGGAAGCGACCGCGAACGGGACCATGAAATCGGTCTTTAAGTTTTTACGATTGGTGACTGAGCAACCGGTAAAGACGCAGCAAGAACTCGAAGCGCGTGCCAACTATGAGAACATTCAACGCGAAGGTACGTTGATCGAGGCGCATGTCACCGTGCAGGGCTGGCTGCGCGACGGCGCTAATCTCTGGCGCTGCGGTGATGATGTTTGGGTGATCTCGCCAATGGCCATGCTTAACATGGCGATGAAGATTCAAAGCGCTACTTTCACCCAGGACAATAATTCGGGTACGACGACGACGCTGGAGTTGGTGCTGCCGTGGCTGCTTAACGACAAGGTGTATGCCACCGGGCCGCTCGATGTGCCACCGCCCGCGCCAGCCGATAATTCCGATCCACTCAATCCTCCATCGAACCCCCTCAGTCAGCACCATTGAACGTCAGGAGATTTTCAAATGCATCGGCAGACCATGCTCACCGCCGGCTTCACCGGTTACACTGGCGCAGGCGCGCGTTCGCTCGTCGATACCATCAATGACGAAACCGGCATGCAGGAAATGAAGGGTAGCTTCATGAAGGCGGAGGGGCGCGATCGCATCGAGTCGCCGCAGAACTATGGCTTCACTTCCGTGGTGCGACAGGCGACCAAGGACGCGCAAGGCAAGATCACCGCATGCGCCGAGGCCTACATCAACTTTCTCGGCGGTAATCGGAGTTTCCCAATCGCCGCTGTAATGGACGATCGGCGCTACCGGCCGTGGGGTATGAAGCAGGGCGAGAATGCGCAGTACGACGATCTTGGCCAAATGACGCTGATGCGGCGCACCGGGCTTTATCTGCTTTCGCTCGACGGGCCCGATGACAGCCAGCAGCAAAGTCAAAACGCTCCAGGACAGCACGACGGCACGAGCGGCGGGCAGCAGCAGAACGTCGCGCGTATGGTGTCGCTGCGGCATGTGCAGAAGAGCAAGCAGCCACGACCGCAAAAGCAACAGCAGGGCGGTCAAGGTGGCGGCGGCGCTTCGGCTGGCACGCAAGCAGCGAGCAGCGGCCAGCAGCAAGGCCAGGACTTCAAGCACGAAGGCGAGACCGTTAATACCGAGATACGCTGCACCGCCGGCCGTATCGAATTTCGCTCCGGCGACAGCGTTGTCGGCTACTACGACAAGGGTGCCGACACTTGGTATTTCAAGGGCAAGATCGTGACGCTTGAATCTCCGACTCGCGTCGAGACTATTGGGCCAACTTTCCTTGGTCTCGATAAGACCGGCGAGAAGGGCTCTGTCGTCGTGACGGTTGACGGTAATGCCAAGCAGACCAGCGCAAAGGTTAGCTGATCATGCCTGACATCCGGCTTGTCCAAGACCCGCGCTGGCCGAAATACGATGTCAGCATTGACTGGTCGTTGCTCGATGACGGTACGCTCGACGACTCGCAGGCGCTGGCTTCGGCGGTCATTGTCGCGCTCGGCACCAATGCGCTGGCGCAGCCTGATGACGTGCTGCCCGATCCTGACAGCACTGACCGCGCCGGCTGGTGGGGCGATCTCGACGCCGCTGAGTTGTTCAACGGCTGGCCGATCGGCTCGCGGCTTTGGCTTTTGCGCCGCAGTAAGATTGTTGGACCGGAAGACTCGGAAGGCGCAACGGCCGCGCGCGTCGAGCAGTACATTCGCGAGGCGATCCAGCCATTCGTCGATATGAAGGCAGCATCGAGTTTTGATGTCGAAGTTGATCGCGTCGATGTGCAGCGCATCGACGCCTACATTGTGATTTACCGTGGCCCGAAAACGCCGGTCGATTTGCGCTTCCAGATTCTCTGGGACGAGATAGCGCCAGGAGCGAGCTAAATGGCCCCGTGGGATACGCCGAGTTTATCCGAAGTACGCTCGCTGGTCCGCGACGATATCCGCTCGACCTTGCCGGGTGCCGATGCCAGCGTTCCGAATTCAGTGCTGCGCGTTCTTTCCGACGCACAGGGCGGGCTCTGCCATCTCACGCTGCAATACGTCGACTGGCTATCGCTGCAACTCTTGCCCGACACCGCCGAGACTGAATGGCTTGATCGTCATGGTCAGATTTGGCTGGTCAATTCCGATGGCACACTCGGCCGCAAGCAGGCGACATTCGCCGCAGGCTTTATCGCGTTCTCAGGTGATATTGGCACTGTCGTGCCGCTCGGTACGCAAGTCAGCGGCAATGTCGTCTACGAGACCACGGCGCAGATCACGATCGGCTCTGGTCCCTCGCAGGCTCCCGCCAAGGCCTTGACGCCGGGCATTATTGGCAATGCTGAGAACGGCAACCCGCTCTCAATTGTTGGCACCTTCGTTGGCAATATCACGGCTATCACCATTGTCGAGATGGACGGTGGCGTCGATACCGAATCCGACGATGATCTGCGCGCTCGCATTCTGCACCGCATTCGCAATCCGCCGATGGGCGGTGCGGAAGCTGATTATGTGACTTGGGCGCTCGCGGTTCCGGGCGTCACGCGTGCGTGGGCGGCGGTCGAGCAAGGCATTGGCACCATAACGGTGCGCTTCCTGATGGACGACTTGCGCGCCGATGATGATGGCTGGCCACAGCCGCAGGACGTTCAGGCGGTTTCGACCTACATTGATAAGATGCGGCCGGTCACCGTGAAAGACGCCTACGTGGTCGCGCCGATTAAGCAACTCATCGATATTCATATCGCCGCGCTCGTACCCAACACGCCGGAAGTGCAGGGTGAAATCGAAGCCAGCTTGCAGGAAATGCTGCATCGGCTCTCGGCCCCGGGTCAGACCATTTATGCCGTCTGGTTGTCATACGCCGTGTTGAACGCGCCGAACGTGCTCTCATTCCAGATGGTGTCGCCGACCACCGATTACGTGATGCCGACGCTTGGCCACATGGCTGTGCTCGGTACGGTTCTCTTCGACACATAAAAGCGGGAGGGTCATCTGAGCGATCGCCACGTTCGCCGCCTTGGCCAGGATTACGGGACAGCGTTGCTGAACCTGCTGCCGGAAGGACAGGCATGGCCGAAATATCCTGGCACGACACTCGACCTCGCCTGTCGCGGTCTGGCGGATTATTGGGGATTCGTCGACTCGCGCGCTGCTGACTTGCTTGAACGCGAAAGCGATCCGCGCATCACCGTTGAGTTGCTCCCGGATTGGGAACGCAACTGGGGCCTGCCTGATCCTTGTTACACCGCACCGCTGACCATCTCTGAGCGGCAGCGGGCGTTGATCATGCGGATGACGCTGTACGGCTCGCAGTCACGAGAATTCTTTATTTCGGTGGCGGCGATGATCGGCTACACGATCGCGATTTCGGAGTATCGCGTTTTCGTCGTCGGCATCGATCGTTGCGGCGATAATCGGGTCTACGGTACCGGTGCCAACCCGCAATTCGACGAGTGGAATAAGCCGATTGATAATCCGAAAGGTCAGCCGCTCTCTGCTGGAGAATTGTCGGAATGGCCGAACTACGGCATTGGTCCACCGGAGAACCGTTTCTATTGGACGGTTCACGTCGACCAAGCCAAGCTGATCTGGTTTCGCGTCACCTCCGGACAGACCGGCGTCGATCCGCACTTGCGCATCGGCACCGCCGACGATCTTGAGTGTCTGCTCAATCGCTGGAAGCCAGCGCATTCACAGATCATTTTCGACTACTCTGGGTTGCAACAGGGTGGTGATATGGCGGGCACGCCATGAGCACCAACTGCAAAAAGTGCGGCGGGCTGTTGCATCAAGCAGGCGCGCGATTGCGCTGTCGCGTATGTATCAATGCGTCAAGGCGCAAGCGGCGGGCCGATCCAGAGTCCCGCCGTCGCGAATTAGATCGCGACAACATGTATCGAAAAACCGAAGCGCACCGAGAGCAACACCGGTTGTATGAGCAGGCTCGGCGCGATGCCGACCGAGAAGGGTTTAAGGCCTACCGTCGCGATTATTATGCGAGAACGCGGAAGTCATCGCGCGTTTTGCTGACGCCGGAAGAAAAGCGAATCAGAGCCAGGGCGGCGCTGCGCGCACACTGGCGAGCGAACCGTCAAGAGTATCGAACCCGCACAAATAACTACCTCGCGCGCAAGCGTGGTGCTGAAGGAGCGCACACGGCTGACGACATTGATGCCCTTTTGAAAAATCAGGGCTTCAAGTGTTTTTGGTGTAGCGCCGATATCGCTGATGGCAAGCATCACGTCGACCATCTCATCCCCTTGATAAAAGGCGGAAGCAATTGGCCAGAGAATCTGGTCGGTGCTTGCTCTCCGTGCAACAGATCAAAGGGAGCGAAGATGCCGGAAGAATTTCTGGCGTTTCGCGCTTCCTGCTCCAACTCCAGCAAGATGGGAGGCTCCAATTAAATATAATCAACCGTACGGAATCAGCGATCCAAATGCGTCTTACATCAACGGCAATCCGACCACCGGCACCATGGGGTCGATTCCGCCTGCGGCTTCCATCGAGCATCCGCAACGCGAGATCGTGCAGTTCATTGCCGATAACGGCATTGGCCCCAATGCCGCCGATCTTCGGCAATTGTCGAAGGGCGTGCAGAGCGGTCAGGTCAACTTTGTGCAGGATGGAGGCACGCCAAACTTCATCGCCGTGACGCCAAACCCGCCGCTCACTTATTACGGGTTGGGAATGTATTTCCGCATCAAGGTGATGAACAATAATACCGGGCCGACCCAGATCAATCTCAGTAACCTTGGCTGGTATCCGGTTGTCCACGCCGACGGCACGCCGATGGGCGCGGGCGAGTTGCTGACAGGCCAGATGATTGAGGTCGCCTTCGACGGCGCGCACTGGCAGATGATAACCGGCGGTCTGTCTGGATCGTTGATCAACTTGACCTCGATCCGCAGTTTCTACGTCAACGCCGCGACCGGTCAGGATACCTATGACGGCACGCAGCCGGTGCTGGATGCGACCGGCACGCATGGTCCATTTCTCACCCTGAAACATGCGCTGCAACAAACCAGCAAATACAATCTCGCTGGCTTTCAGTTCAACATTTATATGGCTCCTGGCATCTATGCCAGCACCGAACGAATTGATTGTCCGATCCCGAATGGTTCCGGATCAATCAACATCATTGGCCTTAACGCTGATGGCACGCGGCCTGATCCAAGCTCCTGTAAGATCACCAATGCCGGCAACGGCAGTTGCATTCACATCAATGGCGGTTTCTATACGCTTGATTGCGTATCGCTAGAAAGCACGCACGGCGGCCCCGGCGACAACGGCGATGCTTTGTGGGTGTCGGGTGCTGGTGGTTGCTGGCTGTATCATGTGGCGTTCTGGAATAGCGCCTCGCATCACATCTTGGCGGCGCAGAGCGGCCAGATTTCAATGTCCGGCCCGATCGATATTTATGGCAGCGGATTGTCGCACATATCCGCTTCGCAGAACGGCAACATCTCGATGTTCCCGGCTCCGCCGCCGACCTTGAACATCGTTGCCACCTGCAACTTCACTTGGTTTTGCACGGCTGATACCGGCGGCCAGTGTCAGGCGATTTACTCAGCGATCAACGGTTTCAATAACGTGACCGGCGGCGCGAAATTCCTCGCCGTGTCAAACGGCGTTATCAACACCTTCGGCCACGACCAGAATTACTTGCCTGGATTCGGTGGCGCGTTTGGAACGGGAGGACAGTATGTCTGATCCTTATGCGGCGCGGATAGCCGGACGGCCATTGGGTATTTCACCCCAGATTGTCAACACGTTCGACTGGTACTGGATCATCGGTAGTGAAACGAACGTGTATCAGAGTTCGAGCAATACACGGGTGCCACCCGACGACACTAATTACGTCGCGTGGCAGGACGCCCATGGTTTAGCGGTGCCGGTGAGCGACGAGGCTGGACTGAAATCTGTTTTGCAAACGCATATCGCGCCGATCCCGGACTGGCTGTACGAGGCAGCAGATACATTCATTCAGCCATCGCCCGGTGCCTACACGCCGGATCAATTGAAATCTTATTCCGCTTCTATTCGCTACACCACGGAAACCGGCGGCATCACCATAACCAGCATCAGTTCGATACCATTCCTGACCGATCCAGTTTCGCGCAATACCGTCAATAGTACGTGGAATTATGTGAACTCTGCGGCTGGTCAGCAGACGGTGAATTGGAAGATGTCGGATGGTTCGTTTGTCACCATCTCGGAAACCAACGTTAAGGTGATGGCAGATGACATGGCTGCGTTCGTGCAGGCCTGTTTCGATTGCGAAGCGAGCACGGCTGGCGATATCGACACTGGCACCACTACGACGCTGGCGCAAATCGACGCTGGCTACGCCGCGATCTCAACTGTCTATCCGTAAAAGGTTGGCACCATGGCGACCGTCACCATCATTGTCGAGAACGACGCCGACTTCTATCGGACGTTCGCGTGGCAGACGGTCGCTGGCGTGCCGATCAACATGACCGGCATGGCGCTGGAGATGATGCTGCGGCGGCATGCGCAGGATGACATCGCCGTGCTGCGGCTCGGCACCGATACCGGTGAGATCGTTCTGATCAATCCGCCGGCCGGGCAATTCACCGTGCGGATCACGCAGGACACGTTGGTGCGGCTCGGGCTCGGTGACTTCGATCACAGCAACATCGCGACTTATGGCGGCCAGAAGGTTCGTATCTGGTCCGGCACTCTGACCAATAATGCGGGGGCCACGCGATGACCTTCGAAGTCACGGTGACGCAAGACGATAACGTCACGGTGACGATGCCGCAGGTTGATGTTGTCTACGAAGATCAGATTATCGTCGTTCAGCAGGATGATCTTGGCCCCTCCATCGTGGTGACGCTGGATGAGGAAACCGAGGTTATCCAGACTTTCGATCAGGGACCGCCCGGCATTGCTGGTCCGCAGGGTACTCCTGGCAAACCCGGCGAGCCGGGTGTCGATGGCATCCCGCAGGAAGCGCCAATTGATGGCAAGACCTATGGTCGTCTGAACGCACAATGGTCCGACATCGCTTTCGCCGCTGCCACTGTGCAAGTGCTCGATACACCGCCGGCCGGAGCGGCTGATGGCAGCCTTTGGTACGATAGCGATACCGGGCTGCTCTACATTTTATATAACGACGGTAATTCGAAGCAGTGGGTGATTGTACCGAGAGAAGTCAGTCTCACCGACGCGCCGATTGACGATAGCTTCTATGGTCGCCGCAATAGCGCGTGGCAGCCAGTGGCTCCCTTGCTATCGCCGATCTTTACCGGCGTGCCCGCCACCACGAACCCGTCGCCGGGGGATCACAGCACCCGGATCGCCACCACGGCTTTCGTGGTTGACACTATTGCGTTGGGCAGCGCCGCCGGTTCGGCTCCCATCAACTCGCCAATCTTCACTGGCGACCCGCGTGCGCCGACGCCGCCAGTGGGCGATAACGACAGCAGCATCGCCAACACTTCATTCGTTACTACGGCGATTGCCGGCAAAGAGGACAAGGCGCTCAAGGGCGCTCTGTACGGCTACGCTTCGCTGGATGGCAACGGCATGGTGCCGTCGGCGCAGCTTCCGGCCTATGTCGATGATGTGGTGGAGTACGCCAATCTGGCGGCGTTTCCAGCGACCGGCACATCTGGCGTCATCTATGTCGCCATCGACACCAACAAGACCTACCGCTGGTCCGGCACCAGTTACATCGAGATGACCTCTTCGCCCGGTACTACCGATGACGTTCCAGAGGGCACGGTCAATCTGTATTACACTGACGCTCGCGCGTCCGACGCCGCGCCCGTGCAAAGCGTGTCTGGCAAGACCGGCGTGGTGACACTTAGCAGGTCCGATGTTGGTTTGAACAATGTCGATAACACCAGCGATGCTGACAAGAGTGTTTCGACGGCGACGCAAGCCGCGCTTGATCTGAAAGCGCCATTGGCCTCACCCGCCTTGACTGGCATTCCGACCGCGCCAACAGCCGCACCGGGAATAAGTAATAATCAGATCGCCAGCACCGCCTTTGTAACAGCCATGATTGCGACTGGCGGCAACTACGTGGAAGCGCCGCAAGATGGCGGCTACTACGGCCGCATGAATGCGGCCTGGGCACCTGTGGCATCGTTAGCTTCGCCAATCTTTACCGGCGATCCGCGCGCTCCCACGCCGTCGCCAGGGGATGCTGATAGCAGCATCGCCACCACTGGCTTTGTGGCGGCGGCGATTGCGAGTTCAGCCGCAGGGGTTACGATCTCGGATACACCGCCGGTCGGCGCGCCTGACAACTCGCTCTGGTGGGAGAGTGATAGCGGCCTGCTGTACGTCAGATACAACGACGGCGACACCACGCAATGGGTCGGCGGCTCGCCGGGTCCGATGGGGCCGCAGGGTCCACCGGGGTTGCCAGGATCAGCGGGTATTGCGAGCAGCGTCAGCGTCACGCCGGTCGGCAACATCGCGTCGACTAACGTGCAAGCCGCGCTTGCCGAGGTCGATAGTGAGAAAGTCGCCAAGGCAGGCGACATCATGACGGGAACGCTCACGGCTCCGACGATCTCTGCGACACAGTACAATATTGGTTCCACTGTGTTTGCGTCTATCAGTGGTAATTTTACGGAACTAAAGAGCGGCGCGGCGGGCGATGCGACTGGCAGCAACACCGTTGCCATTGGGAAAAATGCTGCGGCTGGCAATTTTTACAGTGCCGATACGCACGGATTTTGGAACACTGGATTTGTCACGCAGTTGATGACTTTAAGCGCCACGGGTCTCAGTGTGGTTGGCGCGCTCAATGTCGGCGGTACTAGCAACTTTACCGGCAATGTTGGAATTGGTTTTGCAACGCCGTCACCAAATCCCTTGCGGGTTAAGGTTGGCACCAATCAGAATATGTGCGCTGTTACAACGGGCACTTGGGCGGACATCGCTTTTGTCAACGATGCC